CATAGTTGTATACCAGCGCTTCTTTTCCACAACGCCTGATGCTTTCCACGTAGTCAGATTGGCTTGCCCATAAGCATTGGTCACTTCAGTGGTCGCAATTCTCTCAGCTCGCACTTTGCCAAATTCACCTTCTAAGTCCTTGACAAGGTCGGATAATGGCTTACCCGAATTGTTCCACGCCACAACTTTCTCTTGCACCATCTTTCTTGTGGCGTCGTTTATCATTGTAATCCGCTGACCTGCAAATTGCTCTGCCCATAAATTGACAGCCTCATTGACTTGCGTCCAAGAGATGGATACAGGCGCACCCATTCCAAGCAACTCGTCTAACGCTCTTTTGGCTGCATTTCTCGACACGCCTTTATAAAGTGATAGCATAACTTCTTTGAGCGCTTCCAATTCGGCAAACCAGAAGTCATCAGAGAATATAGACTTCTTGCCAGTTTCAACGCCAACTTCCTTAAGCACTCGGTCAAGCTCGTCTTGTAAGAACGCCTCCATTTTCTTAATGAACTTGCGCTCATCCTCAACTCGATAATCTTTGTCCTCACTCTTAGCCTCATAAGCAGGCAAAGCAGCTTTAGCAGATACAGGCTGTTCGTAAGTACTAAGCTGACGCAATAGCACATCCCCGCCATTTACAACAGGCAATCCAACGCCATCTCGAAATTCGTTGACTGTGATCACCCCAGCTTGCACGGCTTGCAGATAACGCTGCCATTCTTTACTCATATCCTCTTGCAATGCTGGGACACGAGAATAGTCAAAGCGCATCTTTACATCGCCAAACTCTGGGGACAGCTGGGCATTGATCACATCATCAAAATGTTCATACAGCCCAATCAGCGTGTCCTGCCACCAAGACTTGCGGGCTTCCTCATAGTTTGAGTAGGTTGAACGCTTCAAGCCAACAGCAGCCCCAACGATAATCGGCGGGACATTGAACACCATACAGATACGGGCTTCATTTCTATCATCCAAAGTTTCAAAGCCCATCTCTTCGAATGATAAGCCAGTCTTTTCATACTTTGCATCAGCATCCAGAACAGCAGGCTCAAGCCAGTTCTCCGAGCCACCATAACGTTCACGCCATCGTTTGCGAATGAGTTCAACTTGCGCTTCAGATAGATGTTGAGAGGATGTCAACAGTCCAGTCGGGACACCGCCATGCTCCCAGAATAGCTTGATAAAGTCGGTCTCGGAATTGTCAATGTCACCTATCCTTGCAGCCACTGCAGCGGGCGGATAACCAGCATAAGCATCTAATGGATCATAGTTCTTGAACGAGAGAACATCCTTAGGCTCAAGATAAATAGGTTGGCGCCCGGGAACTCTATACTCATAAGCAGAAATGAACTGACTTGACGATTTTATCGGTGCAGTCCAGTCAGGACGCATCGGCCACAATCCAACCACATTGCCAGAGTTCGAGCGCTCTTTTTCGAAGTATGCAACCCCTGCAAGGTTCAGATAAATAATAACGGCTTGCCAGAAATCATACTCGGACATATACGGGTTAGGATTGGAAAGTAAGCGCCTCAATGGGTGATCGTCAAGCTCATTCCCTTTGCCGTCAACAATTTTAGTGGCAACCTGCGAGGCAGTGCGAGCCGTCCTGTCAATGCAAGCATAAATCAGCTCATTCTTACGCCAGCCTTCTTTGACAACAGTATCATAGCTTATGGCAGAGTAGTGAGGACGGTTATCTTCCCAGAGAGGAATGACAACGGTGCGCTTTTCCTTGCGTGCTAATCGAGAGAATATATTTGCCATTATGCGAAAATCCCTCCAGTCTGATTATACTTCGCTATCATGGTCGCTGCATACCTTAATGCATCAAGACGGTGGAACATTTCCTTATTCTCGATTACATCCGTTACCACTCCGTTCCCGTCTAATCTACGGTGATAAATCGAGATTTCATTTCTTATCCCCTCGCATCTTTTCATAACACGCAAGCGTCCAGTCTTCATAAGCTCCAGCACTGCGGATATGCCAGACTCGACATCTGACACATAAGGTCGATAAACGGTAAGCCCACTATCAGCCCAATCCATTCTGGGCTGCGTCTCACTCGCAGCTCCACCAACTACTGTGTATTTTATCACATCTTCTCTATGTAATTTACTGAGCACATAATTAACGTGGTCGCTTGTTGGTTTATTCCCGCCAAGATATTCATCATAGATATACCAGAGAGATGGAGTTTTAGAGGCGTCCTCTGCCAACCAAATAATGGCTGTATTCGCACCGCCAAAGTCAAGCCCAATTATGCGCTCCCACTCTGGCGGCGGAGTGAAATTGTCAACATACCATTCATCTCTGAATATCCCATATATCAAGCCTTCGGGGACTGTGAAGTCGGCATCGTAAAACATCTTGAAGCGCCACTCTGCCATCGTTCGCTTAGCCCGTTCATACTCGTCTTGTGGAAACGCTGGGTTCAGGTTACTGCTAAATCTGACAACCTCATAATCAGGGTCGCCAGCTCTCCATAAATCATACCAATGCGTCTTGAGCCAGCCAACATTATAAGGCGTGGTCGTTCCAAGCACCCTGCCATGATTTACTGATAAACGGCGCAGAATAGCTTCCCACACATCGATCGTCCATTCATCTTGCCCGCATTCATCTAACCAAGCTGCTTTGGCGGTCGAGGCTTCAAGCCCGGACTCAGCATTGGCAGAACGGAGAATTATCCGACCCCACATTTCATCAGATTGGAAATTAGCTAAAAACTTACCAGTTTCTGGGTCACAAAGCTCAATGACCTTATATCCGCCCCACCAGCGCCCTATCCCAAGCACACCCTCAAAGACCTTGCGCAACTCAGGCAGCATCTTGAGAATGAACAGATCGTAAGAGGTCGTGATGGCTAAATAATCTCCACGTCCCTTTCTTTGGATTTCACGCCATAACCACCACGGTCCGAATGATGTTTTCCCGCCTTGCGTTCCAGCTAACATCAGGATAAAGCGCTTATCACTATCCCAAGCCTTCGTCTGCCCAGAATGGAAATTGAGCGTCAGCTTGCCAGTTTCAGCATCTATCTCGAACAGTTCAGTCGGCTGTGTTTTCATCGACCTGCTTTTTGATTACTATCTCGGTAACTTTAATTCCTATTGGCTTGCCGTCTGCCCCCGTTATCTCAGTACGCTGCGGCGGCTTGCCAAAAGCTATCTCAATAAATGCCATTTGCAATCGCGGGTCTTTACTTGCAGCCCATCGGCGCAATATAGCTTCAGCTACTGTAACAATGTGTCCATTGATTTCTAATTTCTGACCATCTGATATTGCGGGCTCATGACTAATTTGCTGTGCAAGCTCGCGGAACGCATCGAATGTTTTAGGGCGCCCCTTGCGATTTATACGCGGGTCACCCTTGACAAAAGGCTTGCCCTTTCCTCTGTTCTCCGCTGTATTACTGCCAGTCATAATGTTATAACTCCAATTGATTTATAATAGCACGGGCTCTTTGCCGGTCACGTCAACCCAACGCTGAATTGCTACTGCAACATAGGCTGGACTTATCTCAACCGCTCGACACTTCCGCCCTAATCGTTCGCAAGCGATAATGGTCGTGCCAGAACCAGAGAAGGGTTCGTAGATAATCTCGCTTGGGTTACTCCATGTTTGAATGCCGAACTCAGGTAACTCAACCGGAAACACAGCGGGGTGCGTTTCAGTATGAATGCCTCTAACCATTTCCCGCCGAACACGAATAACGCTGTCTGGAATTTTGTAAGGTTGCCCAATCGTATCAGGTGATCCCAACTCTTTAAGGCTTCCGTCTTTTTGACGAAATCGCTTACCTTTTGTGCCTCGTTTTAGACTTTCGCCAGTTGTTTCAATCCATTTATTGGCGCCAGAATGTTTTTGCGAAAAATGAAACACCCACTCATGCGAACGCGCTAACCTACCATGATAATCACCTGGCATACCACTAAGCTGGTCCCAAACATACCAACCAAACAACTTGTTGCCGTTTTGTTCGCAATAATTCAGCCATTCGTCCCAATAACGAAACACCGAGCCATCTTTATGTAACAACCCTAAATTCACCAAAACGTCGTCACAAATTGAAAATGCTATTTCTGAAAAGGATTTGTATAATCCCATATAATCAAATTCGCCTAATTCATAGTTTCTGGCATCTGCATAAGGCGGACTTGTAAAGCAAAGTCTTGCTGTTTCTCCCCCCATCACCCTCTCCACAACCGCCTTATCCGTGCAATCGCCGCAAATCAACCGATGCTCACCAAGCTTCCACAACTGCCCGCTCTCAACGCCCCACTTTTCGCGCAGCTCCTCCGCCTTGTCAATTTGCGGCTCAACATCCTCTGGCGGATCACCAGCCCACAAGTCAAGATCAAGCTCCTGCTTATCAAAGCCCCAATCCAGCAAATCGTCAAGCTCAAAATTGTTCGCCAGCGCATCGAAATCCCAATCGCCAGTGTTCTTATTCAGACGAATTGCCAGCTCCTCAGCTTCACGCTCAGT